GGGAACAGTTCCTTGAGAACGTCCTCGATCTTGCGGCCCTTCCCAAGTTCCTTGACGAGGGTCGCCGAGCGGACCAGGATCGTCGAGGGGTCCTGGCCGTTCGCCTCCATCTGAGGAATCGACTGGATATAGGCCGACAAACCCTGCACGAGGCTGTTGCGGATCTGCTCAATGATGATCTTCGACTCTTCGTCGGCAGGATTGATGTCTGACGGCAAGTGCCTGCGCACATAGTCATTGGACACGAGCCCTGCACCGAGGCCTTGGAGCAGGAACACGAGGCCCCTGTTGGGGTCGAGGCCGGCGATCCCGCCGTACTGCACCTCAACCGTGTGGTCGCCCGCGATGTCGCGGCCGGCACGGTAGGTCAACTTGTACGGCGTGCCCTCTGCGTGACCGGAGATCGCCTTGGAGTCTTCGGGCCAGAAGGTCTCGTCAACCTTGAAACAAAGCTGGACGACCAGCTCAAAGTGCCCGACCAGGTTCTCCTGAGACAGGGCGATCTGCTGGGAGTATCCAGCCATGAGCTGCTGGACGCCCTTGCCGGTGACCACCGAGGCGTCGATGGACCCACCCAGAGCCTCGGGGACGATCGCGCCGTACTCCAGCTCGTTCTTGAGGGACTCCTGAGCGATCCACGCTCCCTGCGGAACCTCCATGCCAACACGGCGGATCTCGCTCGGGCTGTTGGAGCGGATGACCGCACCCGGGCCGATCTCGATGTCCGTGGTGTCAAGAGGAGCGGCGAACGGAGCGTTGACCGCCTGCGCGGCAGCAGACAAGGTATAGGTCTGCATCGCATGAAGCGCGAGCTGCACCCAGATCAGGTCGTCGAACTTGCCCCGGATCTCCTTGTCGATCCCAGGACGAAGCGTGGCGACATAGGTGCACTGCCCAACCGGGTTCTCGTTGTCAACGAGGGTGATCTCCGGCTTGTCAGACAGGTAGACACAGACGCGATGAGCGTCAACGTACTTGATGACCTCGACGCGATGATCCGGGGGGAGGATCGCCCCACGGCCGTAGGCGCGCGCGATGGCGCCTGCCCAGTCAGGGAACTCGGCGCTCAACTCCTGCGCGGTGCGGGTGAAGACCCGTGCCATCGCCACCGTGTTGCCCTTGCGGTCCCACAATGGGTAGAAGCCCGTCGTGTGCTCCATGAGCACGTCGGGAAACTTCTCGTCAAAATCAGGCTCGACCGAGGTGACGATCATGCCGTAGGCGTAGAACTGAGCGGCAGCCGTTGCCATCTGTGCCTGCACGCGCGAACGCTTGAGGTAGTGATTGGCGATCTTGGAGCGCTTGTCTGCGAAGTCGCGGGCGGCGTCTGAGGTGGCGGTCACGGACTGGCAACTGATGATCGGAAGCGGAGAGAGCGCAGCGGAGGCGTGAGCCACCATGACCTCAACGCGGTTTGCCACAACGGGGCGCGGCCATTCATCGCTAAACAGGTTCGGCGCAACCTGGTCAAAGTCACCGTTTAGTATCGCCTGGACCTCTGCCGCATGGTGATCGCGCTTGGCGTGCTTAGCCCGCAGGGCAGAGACCTTCTGCGCCAACGCCGTCACGTCGGTCGGGTCCATCATGCTGAGGCTCCGATCCGATGAGTTGCGTCGAGCGTCCTGTGGCAAGGCACGCATACCGCGATGTAGTGCTGCGGGTCGAGGGAGTAGGTAAGACACGCGGGCCCTCTACCACAATCGACCGTCCCATGCATCTCGCGTGGGTCAGAATGGTCATATGACCATTCTTGCGCGGGAGCGCCACACTGGCACACCTGCGCTGCCGCCCTACCTCGGGTGCGGTATATCCGCTGATGGGCCGCGAAGTAACTAACATCGTCACGGCGCATGCGCAGACCCCTGGCCTTGGCGGCATCTCGATGCAAGCAGCCACATGACTGCACCTGGCCGCTGCGCAGGGACCCCACGGGGGCCACGGCCTCTTTTCCGCAATCGCAGACACAGAGCCAGGGCACACCGTTTCGACCGGACTTGCCAACGCGGCGATCAGCGGTCAACCGCCCGAACTTCACCCCTGCGAGATCGAGAGAGGAGGGCACTAGACGACCCTCCTCTGTAGGAATGGAAAGGATGTAGACACCTGTTTCGCCTTCATGCCCCGAGCCTGGAATGGGATGTTGACGAACTTCTGCGAGGATTCGCCGCCGAAGCCGAGGATGATGCGAGCTCTCTGCTCAAAGAACCAGAGCGACATCACGCCGTCCTGGCGGAGCTTGCTCCCGCGTCGGCCAGGTATCCAAGTCAGAAGTTCCTCGATCAACATCTTCACGCCATGGGACATATCCGGGTCCGGGAGTTGGATCAGGTTGGAGCCAGCCACGAACACCTCTCGGCCAGCGCCGTCATTGATCTTCCGCACGCTGCCGAACAACGGGCTGAGAGATGCCACACCGTAGTCGGGGTCGAGCTTGTTTTTTCCGGTGTACGTTCCCACCATCCGGACCCCGCGGGTTGCGAGGAAGGCGCGGATCTCAGGGTCGTGAACCAGAAAACCGGAGAACCCTTGCTCCTCAATCACCCATTCGTTGACGCCGTACTCCAGCGTCACCTTCTTGATGATGTCCCTGAAATACTCAGCTCCAGGCGAGGTCTGCGCCCAGCAGTTCTCGATCCACCGCTTCTGAGTTGCCCGGTCGACCTTGCCGACGATCGTAAAAGTCACCCCAGCCATCGCCGGGTCCATCGAGGCGATCGTCCACATGCCTTCCCCGCCACGGGCGGGGTGGCCCCACGCGCCGGCCGTGAGCGGGCCAGGCTTGCGCCTGCGGTCGACCGCGGACATAACGCAGAGCGGCTTGAAAGCCGCGTCCTCAGCGGTCTGCTGCTGCATATACACCAGGGACCACACGGCGGGGGGTTTGGAGTCGCGGATCTTCGCACATGCCGGTCCATCAAACATCGTGTACAGGTCATGGGAGTCAACCGCCTTGTCCGCCTCGTCGTACGGCGTGGTGGACTTAGGCCACAATGTCACCCAGTCCTCTGCGTTCTCGGCGAACTGCAAGACTGCCGGCTGACGCAAGTAGGACCACGGTGAACGCCCGGACAGGTAGCGGTCGTCGTTGCGGAGCTCGGAGTACAGGTCTTGGGAGGCCAGGCGTGTCCCGATGATGAGGATCTTGCCGTTCTTCACCCGGGACGCAACCTCGGACTCAAGCCAGTTGACCTGCTTCTCCCACTCATTGGCGTTCGCCAGCACCACACAGTCGTCCAGGATGATGAGGTCGGCGCGCGAGCCGTAGATCTGAGAGCCCAGGCCCAGGGCCTCCAGCGTCGGGTCCTTGTGGTCGGCGGTGCGCCCTGCCACGTACATGACGCGCGAGGCGAACGAGCCTTCACCGCGACCGGGCTTGAACCCGCCCTCCGGCGCGAACGCGGCCTGGAGCTTGGCGAAGCGTGTCGACGTTAGGCGCTGCTGGATCTGGTACAGGAACTTCTGCGCCTGCTCTACGCGCTTGCTGACGACGATGATCCGCACGTTCGGGTTCATGCAGATGCGGTACGTGGTGTAGTCGATGGTGACCGTCTGAGTCTTCGTGAACCCCGGGGGGACGTTGATGACGAGACGGTTGGTATCCCGTGGGTCCCACTCACACCCTTCGATCGGGATTGGCTCGTTTCCCTCCAGCACGTCGATCCACTGCTGCTGGTGAGAGTAGGTCTCGAAGTCCAGGTACTCCTTGCGGAACTGGGCGAAGTCCATGTCGTGACGCGGTGGCACGTCCGCGGAAGTATCAGGGTCCGATACGTTCGTGCGCTTCTTGGCACGCTCGGCGCGGACCGTGTCGGCCTGCCCGGCGAAGTGCTTGTCGTTCCTGCGCCAGGCTTCCCAGGTACGCAGGGAACGGTCGACGCCCGCCATAGCATTCTCCACCGAAGCCCCTGCTGCATAGAGCAGCAGCGCTCTTTCCTTGGCCTGGCGAATGTCCAGATGGGCGACCTGAGGCACGGTTGACCTCCTCGGCCGGCGGAGGCCATTGCGGTGCGTACAACCTAGGGGTTGCGGGAG